GCGTTTTTTAAAAAAGAAACCGCGATTAGGTGTCCTTGTGATGCATTACCCATATCATGTGGTCCCGAGCCTCGACCAGTTCGCTAATCTTGAGTGTGAGGGTGTTGATGTACCTGTCACTATCATCGCTGCTCAGGAACCTCTCCCCGGTGATCTTGAGCCCCCTTTTTGCCAAGTCGCGAATCTTGATAGTATCATCAATGTGCTTGGTAATGTTATTGATTGCGGTAGTCTTCCTCGTGAAGATACCCCCAGAAAAGTCAGAGACGTACTTCTGGACGCGGATGTTGGCCATTTTATAGATATTTGCTCAGAAAATAATTATGGTACTTTGCCAGGGAAACCCAAGTATTTATACACTGGGGAATGCCGGGGTCAAATGACAATCCTATTTTTGCGTTTTTTAAAATTTTTTTTACATTTTTTAATGATTTTTTTTACATTTTTTTTACAATTATTTAAACCTGAGGAGTGGTGAAAGGGTGGCGGCCGAACTTCTGGCGAGTTTGGAAGAAGCCCTTGAAAGAAGCCCAAGCAGACTCCTTGGCGGGCTTAACGGGCTTGGCCGGGGTTCCAGGTGGGTAGAAGGGGTAGCGACGGAGGTTGTGATGGGTCATCCAGAAGCTCTTGAAGGAGTCCCAGGCGGACATCTTGTGAGGAGTGTATGCAGACGTGACCTCATCCTCGTCAAAGGTGGTGTTGTTGGTGTTAATGATGATGGCATTTGTTGAAGACATGATTATTTGTTTGGTACCTTTGTCTGCCAAAACATTGTATTTATGCTTATTTCACCGCCTGGGTCAAATGACAATGTTACCAGGATCAAATGACAATCCGTTTCAGGCCTTTTTAAAAAAGAAAGAATCCGTTTTAAGAAAGTTTTTAGAACTTTTCCATCTCTCTCGAAGTACTCCGTTGCATCTTCCATCGCGGACAGCTCGATGTACACCTGATCGAAACACTCGTTCTCGGTCTCGCTTTTTGTCGCACCGCCCTCACATCTTTGCCGCCCCGCCAGCAGCGCCGCTGTGCTGCTTGATCCAGCCAATCATCCCATCGGTCAGCCCCTCCCCCACCCCGGAGCTCATCAGCACTTCGTGGAACCCTCCCGGCACCAAGTGCATCGTCTTGTCGGCGCTGCCAGCTGCCGCCACAAAGGCCTGCGTAGCCGGGGCCGAGGTGCACTTGTCGACCGCCCCGTGGTGCGCATAGATGGGCAGCGTGAACTCCGGCCAGTGCTTGCGCAGCAGCCGCATGCCGCGCAGCATCTCGTTACCGGTGCGGATGGGCAGGTTGCCGACTGTGTTGAGGGGGTCTGCCATGATGTCCTTCACAAGCTCCGGGTCGGGGTTCATGGCAGCAGGGTCGACAGCCGGTACCAGGCGCGCCTTGGGCACAAGTGCCGCCAGCAGATCCCCCACCGCCGCCTGCATCCTGAGCACCAGATTCCACTCCATATCCAGTGCAGGCGAGCACACCATGAGGCCTGCCCATGTTGACTGGTCTCGCAGGCAGGTCAGCGCGGCGATCAGGCCACCCATGGAGTGCCCGGCAATGAACATGGGGGGCGGGGAGGCGGTGGTGGTGGGGAAGCGACTGCGCACGTCGGCGGCAGCGTGCTTGCAGAACGCCTCAAACTCATCCACCGTCTCAACATAGGAGTCGACATAAGCGCGGTGCCCCTCGCTCTTGCCGTGCCCCACCACATCGCCGCTGTACACAGCGATACCGGCATCAGCAAAGCGAGAGAAAATCTCTTTGTAGCGGCCAATGTGCTCGCCGATGCCGTGGTGGAAGCAGAGGATGGCGGTGGGGGCAGTGGTGATGGAGGCATCTGGCAGGTAGGTGACGGTAAACAGCTTGTAGCCCTTGGCGTGTGCACGCTCCCCCACGATATATCCTGCGGGGGCTTTCTGGATCTTTGCGATGAGAGACATGATTGCTTTTAATTTTTTTGGTACATTTGTCCGCGAAAACCAGGTATTTATAGTCTTTTTGCCGCCCGGGTCAAATGACAAACTGTTTTTTGCGTTTTTAAAAAAAATCTTACTTTCTTAACGTCGAGTTTCGCTCATTCGGGTTAGTGCCGAGATAAGGATCTCATCGGCGTCAGTCTGCAATTTTTCCGCGACAGCAAAAGAGTCTATTTCACATACAACCGCATCGTCAGAAATAAAGTCAATGTTGATATTCTTACGGATAATATTTCGGACAACTCGGATAACTCGGACAACTCGGATAACTCGGACGGAAAATTGTGATATTAGGGCGCATAACCGGGATGGAGACAGTGATGGTCATTATAATTTGATATATTTTTTTTTATAAATCAAGTATTTATACACTGAACGATACCGGGATCAAATGATATCATAAAAATCCATCGTTTTTATTATCCGTCGTGATTTTATCGAGCGCTTTTTCTGTGTGACTTTCTATTTTTTGATGGCGAAATTTAACATCATCCGGAACTCCATGGTGATATCCGCGAGGATTGGTCACTCTCAGCTTCGCGGCGTCTTGTATTGACACCTTCGTTCGTTTGTTTCCACGTTCTACTTCCAGAAAATCACTCACACCATGTGCCGGTGGTCTCAGACACAATGCGTCCACCGCCTCGTGAGTATATGTTTGTATCGCTTTCTTCTTTCCCATCACACGTTCTGTCCCATCCGGCAGTTTTTCTATGATTTTCTTGTCTCTCTCGATGATAGCACCGGGCAGTTCCTTGGCGCCTCGTGTGAACATCAGCAACTTTCCTGGCATTGTCACCACTTGCTCGGGCGTTCTGAATCCAAGATGATCCATAGCGGACAGATATTCCATGAAATCTTCTTTCGTAGTTCTTTCTGGGAGAACAAAATTGATGTTCACACTATTATCAGTGTTGTCTCCATTAATAGCAATATTATTATTGTCACCAGTTGTAGTTATGCCACCTGTAGATGAAGGTGGTGATATTGCCATGAGATGGTCTACTTCAGTCACAAAACGCATTTCCTTCTTAACCATCGTGTTATGAAGACATTTCTTGGTTTTTGAATGTGCCAATGAGTTCGCAGCCGATAATGACTTATATCCACATTCACAAGAATACAGAGTTCCTGTTATATATTCAACCATAATTGGAATATATAAACAAATAATATTAAATTGATAAATCACATATCACATATGTGGTAAAATATTTTTTTTATTCTTTTTTTCTAAATACTTTTCATAGATATTTTATATGTTGTATTACATTTCAATGAACTCGTAAAACACTCTTCTGGCGAGTGATACGTTGAAAATCATCTCTTTGTTAGATTCCATACATCCGGCTTCTCTCGATGATAGCACCAGGCAGTTCCTTGGCGCCTCGTGTGAACATCAGCAACTTTCCTGGCATTGTCACCACTTGCTCGGGCGTTCTGAATCCAAGATGATCCATAGCGGACAGATATTCCATGAAATCTTCTTTCGTAGTTCTTTCTGGGAGAACAAAATTGATGTTCACACTATTATCAGTGTTGTCTCCATTAATAGCAATATTATTGTCTCCATCTATAGACACTGCACTCGCGTCCCTTCCTTTATTATCATAATCACTCTTCATTATAAACTCCATCGTGGTTTTGACCATCGTATGATGAAGACATTTCTTGGTCTTCGAATGTTTTAGAGATCCAGCGGCAGATAATGTTTCATATCCGCACTCACAAGAATACAGAGTTCCTGTGAATGTTCTAACCATATCTATTATAATAATCACAAATATATTAAATTAATATGTAGTTAAGATTAACGCACACGACTACATATTACTTCAATATTTTTTTTATTCTTTTTTTCTAAATACTTTTCATAGATATTTTATATACGATATCAAGTTTCAATGAACTCGTAAAATACTTCTCTGGCGAGTGATACGTTGAAAATCATCTCTTTGTTAGATTCCATACATCCGGCTTCTCTCGATGATAGCACCAGGCAGTTCCTTGGCGCCTCGTGTGAACATCAGCAACTTCCCTGGCATTGCCGCCACTTGCTCGGGCGTTCTAAATCCAAGATGATCCATAGCGGACAGGTATTCCATGAAATCTTCTTTCGTAGTTCTTTCTGGGAGAACAAAATTGATGTTCACACTGTTATCGCTATTGTCTTCGTTAATAGCAATATTATTATTGTCACCAGTCGTAGTTATACCACCTGTAGATGCTTTCTCGATAGCAGATAAATGATCTTTTTCTAATACCATACTGACGGTAGAAACAGAAATAGCATGGCCACATGAAACTTTTCGATGTTTGCTTGCATTACCTGGATTTGTAGTTTTATAACCACAGCCACAGATATACAAACTAACTGCAAACTTTTCCATTATGTCATATACTTAAGCCATAATATTAAATTAATAAAAAGTAATATACCATACTAGTGAGCGCCAAATGGTATATACCATTAATTATTTTTTTTATTCTTTTTTTATAAAAACTTTTCATAGAGATTTTATATGTTGTATTACATTTCAATGAACTCGTAAAATACTTCTCTGGCGAGTGATACGTTGAAAATCATCTCTTTGTTAGATTCCATACATCCGGCTTCTCTCGATGATAGCACCGGGCAGTTCCTTGGCGCCTCGTGAACATCAGCAACTTCCCTGGCATTGCCGCCACTTGCTCGGGCGTTCTAAATCCAAGATGATCCATAGCGGACAGGTATTCCATGAAATCTTCTTTCGTAGTCTCTTTTCAATGTAGCTGTT